GTTTTTTTTTTTTTTTACTCATGTTGATCCGCAACATGAAACGGGGTGAGGGTTTCTCACCAGCCTAACCAAAAGCTTCGGGGTAGTAAGCTACCAACTGCTCATTAATTGGGTAACACTGATCCATCAAAGAGCGTGACGGGTGTTACTGCCTTAGGTGCCGCATCAACTTGTTGAGGGCAGGGCTCAATAAGTTGAATCTTGTAAGTCACGAAAACACGACCAGCAGCAATGGCCGTATCTGGTCCGCCAGAACACGAAAACAGCAGTCTCCCTGGAACAAAGTCATTACACATTCCAGGCTCTTTCGCGAAAACCTGCTCCAATTGGTTTGGGGTGATATACGGGTAGTTCTTCAAGGAGGATCGATTAGGATCAAAGACCGCCTCCAACTTCGGATTATCCGCACCAGCCCAATAAGGCCCGGCGGCATAGTGGAACAACCCACTAAAGGCTTGCTCAGAGGTCGGGACAGTATCCTTGAAGTCGTATATATATCCCATCGCGAATAAGCCAGGTGTACTAGTTGAGCACGTGGGAATGTAATCAAACTTGAGAGACAGCCATTTCCATTTGGACCAGCTAGAGGCTGGTCCCTGAATCCACGCTGGAAAACCCCCAGGAAACAGGTTGAAAGCCTGTACCTTGAAGGTCTTCGAAGTTTCGACCGAAAAGGCCATCTCCCTCTTGCTGATGGTTACAGAACCATCGGTATTCGCCCTCATGGTCGGGTTTGGTAACCTGACAAGGACGGTTTTGGCAATTGGAGCCTGTATGGCTTGAGATGTCTTCGGCTTGGTTTTCCGGGTTTTCCGGGTTTTCTTCTTCGGGATCTTCTTCTGTGCTTCCATCGCAACTTTTGTCACCACCTTCCCTATGGTGACGTAAGATTGAGGCCAGGTGCCTCCATCTTGGATTGGACCCCAACTCAGCTTGTAGTACGTTGAGATCAGGCTTGGGGCTGTACAAATACCTGAAAACTGTTTTGGGCCAGCTAGTCAACCAGGCGCTCCGAGAAGATATCTCATGGGAGCAGAAGTTAAATTTCAATAGCTCACCTGATTGAGACGCGTCACAGGGTATATACTCTTTGCACGTGTGCCCGAGATCTTTATACATTCTTTGTGCATCGGGCACATACCCCTCAACCGAGTCATCACCCATAGCAATACACCAGGGTGAACCTATCAATTCCGCCATGAGGCATCGGACTCGGGAATTTGTTGAGGAAGTATTATAGGACCCGCTCTTCATAAGACCGGGTAGGCCTTGGGACAGCATAGTTCCGTCGGACAACTGGAACACGCTATTCATAAAGCAATAATACCTCCCTAACGCGACACGCTTAAGCTTGCCCCTGAAAGAACCCAGGTTGATTCTGATTGCCAGATCAGACCATAATTCCCAGGACTGGACAGACCAGTCAAAACCCGAAATATCTGCCTCAGCGGCAGGATGTTGGGCATGGTTGTAGGAGACTTCATCCCACAGGGCTTGTCTCTGGGAGTCCAAAGAGAGGCCCATGCCAGGTTTAGAGGGAATTTTCTTCCAGTTTGCAATTTCGACCTTATTTTGTGGCCCGAATATGAGTCTCTCAATGACTTGATCGACCAGGCTGACACTACTTATTAAGCGGAAACGCTTCTCAGTCAGTTTAGCCCGTGTATGTGGTTCGTTCTTGACGAAGATTCGTACAGGGTCGACCAAACCATCCCTGACCAGGTCCTCAGGAGTGGGTTGAGACAGGAAGTCATAATTCGCCAGCAGCTCTAACCGCTCGACTACAGCTGAGAGAACGAGCTGTGGATTCTCTCTCAGCACTGTCCCATTGTCTTTGCCTAACCTTGAGAGGGGGACACCGGGGGAGGCGTCGGAATTGATTTCCGTTTTGAATATCTTTTCGATTTCTTCCCCGATTTCCTGGTTGTCCCACTCTTCTGCTGTAAAGCAGTAGCGAGGGCGTGTTTTAGGATACCTCCCGATGATTGTCCTGATGGCTCTTTTGAGATTTGGAGGGCTTGGGACGGGATTAAATCTTTTAGCTTGGAGGAAGAGGGAGGCTCTTTCCGCGTTAGATCCTCTATCGGGCCAACCGAAGTTTGATAACTCCGGAATTCGCTCGACAAATTTTGAGATGTCTCGGTGATCTTTGCCACCAAACTCTCCAAACGCGCAAAGCGTCTTTCCACATTCGTAAAGAGGCATTCCAACACCGTTTCTAAGTTCTCGAGGTCTCCAAGAGTAGCCTGCGAGCTGTTGAAGGGCGGAGAGAGCTTTGGCTCCTCCGCCCGCTGGCAGTTTAAATTGCTTGGATCAGTCTCGAGCTTCATGACAGTGTCATAGAAAGTGTCGTCATCGTCTTCAGCATAGCTTGACCAAGGACGCCGCTTAAATTTTGCCTCAAGTTCCTCTTGCATTTGGATGATCGACTTGGTAGAATATCCCGTTTTACCTAAGGTCAAAACAGTTCCATCTAGAAAGTCAATTTGTTCAAGATCATCCATAGCATCAAGATTATCCATGTCCAGGGGACCGAATTTCACACCCTCATAGTAGGTTTCGCTTTTGAGATTAAGAAGCAAAGCGACGTTAACCGCTCTGTTATTCTTGTCCGTCTCATTAGCTCCTAGGTGACACCCGACTATAGTGTTTCCATTATAGAGGGGAGCCCCCGACCACTTGGGGGCGGTGCTGGCTGTGTGGTGTATGATGTAAGGCTTGTCAGCAGGTACAGCCATCCCACGGGACCTTTGGAGTTCCGTAGATTTGTCTCCACCAACGATAGAGACAGACACCTGGGAGGTGACAGGCCTCATACTGGCAGCCTTAACTTCTAGAGTAGACCACACCTTGGCAGGCACCTCAACTAGGACGTAATCCAAGCTGAGGTGCTTAGACCCCATTGCCTTCCATTTCTTATCAGCCTTGATACGCATTCCCCTCTTGGTTATGTAGATTTCCTCACACATTCCAAACCATACATGGGCTGCTGTTAACAGGTATGTGGTTCCATTGTGCGAGACTCTCGCTCCAGAGCCAATCATCTTGTCAATTGACGTAATAAAAACCTGAGAGTTGTGCTCAGCTCCTGTTTCCAGGGGCTCTGACCAACTCTCGGGGATGAAGGACTCTTTAGTCAAACCGCTAGGGGGATTCACGAAATTCGACATCCTGAAACTGGGCCATAGCATGGGGTTGATAGCAACCTCACGTAACTTCCCGTCCAAAACCACATGGCCAACAAGACCATATTTAACATTGTATGTCAGGGGGGGGACCAGTTCAGGTATGGTTTCGATTGTCTCCTGCTCCGGGATCGGATAGGACTGAGCCCAGACGGTGTAAACGAAGTGCCCTATCAGATAGGGCAATATGGTGAGAAACATGATCCTCACCACTGTCTCCACTACTGGATCCCGGTCCTCCAGGAAGTACCAAGCTGGACTTATCGGGTAATATGCGCTGACTATAAACAGGACTGGTAAGCTGAGAATCCCCATAATACTCATTCTTACTTTCAGATATGGTAAAGCAGAATAGCGAAAGCCTTGGTATTTCAAACAGGGATTTCCTCTTACAGGACTGTTTACTCAATCGCGGGCTAGTTCCTCTAATTGTGCGATGATTTGAGCTAGAGTACCAGTGTAGATACTCACCTCAGTTGGCTCACCCTCACTTTCTACGGTGATCGTTAAAGTGGATGCTTGATCTAGATCAGGACGAGAACCGGATGTTTCAGCCTGTTCCCTAGCAGCGTAGAGTTCTTCTGCAGTGGGCGGTGATCTCTCGCCGTCCAGTCCAAAGGATATAGAACGGTATTCACAATCAGAATCACAGTGAGAGTGAACGGAACACGAACAATCAGAATCCGCCAGGCAGTCCTTACACGCAACGTAATAGTCGTCGTAAAGACTATCGTCAAGACAATAGACAGATCTGCCGCCCAACTTAAGGCCCACAACAGGAGTAAGGAGTCTATATCCTTTAAGTTCAAATCTTTGAACCTCAGTTTGGTGACAATGAATACACTCGACAGAAATAGCACAAGAGATTGTACTGTCAAAGTCAGAAACCACCGCGCGACGTTGGATCTCAAAGTCGTCAGTATCGAAACTGTCGAACCAGATCTTCTTCTCGTGGGTGAATCTACCAAAGGCACTGATAGTGCAGGCGTCGACTAAGTCTGCGTGCTCGAGTAACTCAATTTCACAAACTCTGAAGTGGAATAAGGTAGATGGCATACTAGGTAGTATAGTGCTGCTCAACTCAAAATCCGTTGTTGTAGCAATAGCTTAAAAT